GTTTATAAAATCGCTCAGGGCTTCGGTTATGCGCCAGCATCGGCGCCAGACCCACAGCAGGAAACCATCGACCGGATTGCCAAGATTGACGAGGCGCAACGCGCTTCCAAGACCTTGAACCAGTCGAACGGCACCAATTCGGGCGACCCGCTTTCGGCAGAAGCCATTGCGAGCATGCCGCCCCGTGAATTCGAGGCTTGGATCAAAGACCCAGCCAACGAAAAGCGTTTCAACGCCCTTATGGGTGGTTGATGCGAGAATGAAGCCTCTGGCACGGCTTTAAGTGCCCTTCGCTTGCTGAAGCGTAACACCAGCACTGCGACGGCAGTCATCCGTCTTCGCCTTGCTCACGGCGTGATGTGCAGCACCAAACCCGCAACAAATCCCAGGAAAATTTTGACATGGCTACTACGACCTATGGCGTCAACGACGCCCTAGCTGTCAAGCTGTGGTCGAAGAAGCTCGCGGTTGAGGTGTCCAAGGCAACTGCCATTGCACCATTGATCGGTACTTCTTCGAACAGCATTGTTCAGCTGAAAGACGAAACCCAGAAGGGTGCAGGCGATAAGGTGACTTTCGGCCTTCGCCGCCAGCTCATTGGCGACGGTGTATCTGAAAGCTCCGTGCTTGAAGGCAATGAAGAAGCGCTTTCGACCTATTCGGACGCTATCTTCATCAATGAACTGGCTCATGCCGTTCGTGTGAAGAATGAGGGCACCATCGACGCACAGCGCGTACCGTTCAGCCTCCGTCAGGAAGCTCTGGACGGTCTGACCGACTGGTACGCCGACCGCCTTTCCATGATGGCCTTCATCCATTGGGGCGGCTTCACGGCTCCCACGATGGATTTTGAAGGACGTTCGGTAAATTTGAAGCCGGTTCATTACGGTTTCAATGAACCTATCGCTCCTTCAGCCAATCGCATCGTTCGTGCGGCTGGAGCTGAGAACGACGAGAGCCTGACCGCTGATGACACCTTCGATCTTACCCTGATCGATAAGGCTGTTGAAAAGGCCAAACTCGCCAACCCGAAAATCCGTCCGGTCCGCGTCGATGGCGACACTGTGTATGTGATGTATCTGCATCCGACACAGGTCACGTCTCTGCGCACCAACACCTCGACGGGCCAGTGGCTGGATATTCAGAAGGCCGCTTACATGGGAAGCCGTGGCAAGAACCCGATCTTTGACGGTTCTCTCGGCATGTACAACAACGTTGTTCTCCGTGAGGCAGAGCATGTTGTACAGGGTGTGAACTCCACCAATGGCGCGCAGGTAACGAATGTTCGTCGTGCAGTTCTGCTCGGCGCCCAGTCTGCTGTTACCGCCTTCGGTATGAAGTCCACGCCGAACAAGTACAAGCAGGTCGAAGAACTCTTCGACTATCAGCGCGAACTTGGCGTGTCGGCCCAGACGGTTCTCGGCTTCAAGAAGACGGTTTTCGACGGCTCCGACTTCGGGACTATCGTCGTCTCCAGCTACGCAGCACCGGCTTAAGGAGGTCTGAAACATGGCTACCAATGACGCAAATCAGCCGAAACAGGGCCGTCAGCTGGCGCTGCAGGTTACGCATGTCCTGCGTAAGACTGTACGCTTCGATGACAGCAATCTTTCTGGCGAAGTGGGCATTCTCCCCGATGGCGCGATTATCCTTCGCGGGAATGTCTATGTCACTACCGCCTATAATACCGGCACGTTGAATGTCGGTGTGAAGGGCGGCGATGCCGATGAGTTTGGCTCAGCGCTCGCACTGAACGCCCCGGCCATTGTGGCTTTCGATGATCTTGCCATTGCTAACGCATATCGTGCGCAGGAGACGGTTGTCACCTTCGCCCGCAGTGCAGCGGCTACGGCAGGCGAGGCCACCATCGTCATCGAATACGCGGTCAACAACTGATCGGAGGGCTTCGGCCCTCCTTTCTGATTGGAAAGGAACAGACAATGGCTGTTACTGGTACAAATACCGCGAACAAGAATATGCGCATGGAGGTGAAGGAACTGCTGGTGAATGGGGAACCTGTTGGTACTGTTCCAACGGCAACGACTTCAACATCTGGTGTTGTCAAGCAGGCGGCAACGCAGGCCAATAGTGCGGCATCTGATGTTGCAGGCCTCGTTACTGACTTCAATGCCCTATTGGCCAAACTCAAGGCCGCAGGCATCATGGCTTAACAAGGCGCCCTCCGGGGCGCTTTTTTCTTTTCAGGTGAAGCATGGACGAAACTGACTGGTCGCTGATCTCTTTCGACAAGCCAAAGAAACCAGAAGCACCATTAAAGGGCGTTTGCCAGAAATGCGGCAAGCATATCGGCAAGGGTCTGTTTCGACACATGAAGAAGTGTGAGGGCTGATATGCCAATTATCGTTCAGACAAGCGGCCCGAATAACACAATACCTGCGCTACTCGATGCGCAGGATCGGACTTTTTACGACATGATGACTGTAATCGCTGATGAAGTGGACGACACCACCGGCGAATATACGGCACAGATACAGAACTGCATTTTCTCGGCTATCCGCTTCTGCGAGCGCGACGTTTATTACTTTAATGAAACCCGAGACGTGACTTTCCCAACTGTATCGGGAAGGGAATGGTACGACGCGAACGACAATCCGAATATCCCCACGCTCGTGCGCATTGTTGCCGCCTATAGTGAGGACAGCACAGGCCAGCGCAGCATAATCAAGCGCGCTATGCCGGAAGAGATCGAGATCGTGTCTGACAACGCAGCATCTCGTGGCGAACCTTATTGTTACACCTATTTCGGTCAGCGTCTGCGGCTCTATCCCGTTCCCGGTGATGAGGTATATACGATCCGGCTGCAACTTGGTCCGTATCGGCTCGCTGACATTCTCACATCAACGGACAGCAATGCTTGGTTCACCGAAGCTTTCGACATGGTGAAGGCGCGGGCGAAATATCAGCTTTACAAGGATTTTCTGAAAGATGCCGATCTCGCAGCAGCAGCGTTGAACGATTACAACGAGGAAAACGCTGCGCTATCAGCTGAAACATCACGCCGGAACGGGAGGGGTCGCATTATTGCGACCTGTTTCTAATGACGGTTGTACCTGCTGCTGAATACCGGCCAGATATTGCTGATATCAACGTGACATTCACGGACCAGCTTTTAAATGTGCTGCCATCGGCTAATGGCTACATTCCAATGAAGAATTGGGCGCCATTAACGGCAGATTTCCCGGAGAACCCGCTAGGAGCATTTGCAGTGCGTGCGCTTGACCAGTCGGTTCACGTTTTCGGCGGTACAACGACAGGCTTATATCTACTCAACAACACAGACCTGACATGGCAGGAGGTGAGCAAGTCAGCCGGAGCGTACCATGCTTCGCACGATGCTCCTTGGTCATTTGCGCTGTTCGGGAACTATGTCATTGCTGTAAATCAGAATGACAGCCCCCAAGTCTATCAAATCGGCGTAGATAGTGCTTTTCGCGATCTTGGCGGGTCGCCACCGCGAGCCGGTCTGGTCAAAGTCTGGGGCGATTTTGTTTGCCTTATGATGCTGCCCGATAACCCCAATAGGGTGCACTGGTCAGGCTTGAATGATGCAGAATTTTGGACCCCCGGCACCAATAATTGCGATTATCAGGATTTCCCGGATGGGGGCCGCGTGCAAGGTTCGACGGAAGCAACCAACCCCCTGATCTTCATGCAATCTGCCATCTATGCAGGCACCTTTGTCCCCGGATCAGATATCATCTTCACCTTTCACAAGGTGCAGGACAAGCGCGGGGCAAAATCGCCCTGGGGTATTGCATGTCGTGGCTCTTATGCTTTTTTCGCTGACGAAGGCGGGTTCTTCCAGATCAGTTCAGACGGATCGCAGGTTCTGCCTATCGGTTACGAGAAAGTTGACCGAACGGTATTCACGCGAATGGCAGCTTCGAACCTTTCGGAAATGTCAGCAGCCATAGACCCATTCTATACCCGCGTGTATTGGGCAATGGATTACAACGGCACCGGAATTTACAATGAAATGCTGGTGTATGACTGGGGCGTGCAGCAATGGTCCATCGTTCAGATTTCAGCGACGGATATCGTTTCCTTCTATACAGCCGGATATACGCTTGAGGGTCTGGATGAGGTATCCACAAACCTAGACACACTGCCATTTTCACTCGACAGCAAGGCGTGGCAGGGGGGCGCGCCCATCCTTGGGGCCTTCCGCAACAATAGGCTGGGTTCGTTTACTGCTGAGAATATGGAGGCTTCCGTTGCGTCTCCTGAGTTGGCTGCAACAGACGGCAGCATTCAGCGGACGCGGAGGGTCTATCCTATTGTCGATACCGACCAACTTTTTGTCTCTGTAGGGGTTAGGTTTCGCCGCAATCAGTACGAGCCGGTCAAATGGCTACCTGAGACAAGCCCATCCTATAACACAGGCATCGCTCATAAGCGTTCCAGAGCGCGGTTTCATCGCTTCTTGGTGAGAATACCGGCAGGTGAAGACTGGCAGCATATAAATGGATTTGACGTAGCTTTCGAGGCCGCAGGATGGCGCTAAGTATTCATAATACACAGGACTGGCCCATAGAGCGCATTGAACCCTACGGCGCTGAACTGACCGCAGCCATGAAAAAGCTCTGCGAGAAATATCCTGATGATATCAGCATCAAGGGCATGATGGAAGAAATCACTTCAGGGAAGAACCAGCTCTGGCTGATCCTTGATGAAAACGACAAATTCAGGGCGTTTGTCACGTCTGAAATAACCACGAGCGACATTACCGGAAAGAAGCGCGTCACGCTCTGCGATCTTGGTGGTGAGGGTGGCGTTGATCTCGCTGACCTAATTGGACCTATCGAGGATTGGGCGCGCTCTATTGGTGCAGCGGAGCTTGACCCCGTTGGACGTATCGGCTGGCGTAAGAGCCTCGCAAAACATGGCTATCAGCCCATCATATCGAGATACAGAAAGGTACTGAACCAATGAGCATGGGCGGTTCCAAGAGCAAGCAATCATCGACCCAGACGAGCGAGCCGCCGAAATGGGCCAAGCCACTTTTCACACAGTCGGCGGCTGATGCGCTCAATCTGTATAATTCGGGTCAAGGCGGGAACGTTTATCAGGGGCAGCGTGTAGCCGACCTGAGTGGAACAACGACTGGAGCAATCAACCGCCTTACAGGTGCGGCTGATCTTTATAATTCGGATGCCATAAACAAATTGGCGACGGGGGACACATCGAGCGCTACCAATCTCGCAGGAATGGCCAGTGGCGCGATGATCGGGAACAATTCTGCCTTCAACGAAGCTCTCCAGAATACGCTGAACAACACAGCGACCACCATCAATTCGAATTTATCTGGAGCAGGCCGGTATGGCTCTGGCGCTCATACCGGAATCATGTCGAACAAGCTTGGACAGATCGCAACGCAAGCGACAGCAGATCAGTACAACCGCGATGTGCAGAACATGCTCACCGCAAACAACCAGATCGACAGCGCAAATCAGAACCAGCTCGCAGGCCTCAATAGCCTCTATCAGGGCTATTCCGGCGCTTTGGGCAACGCTCTCGCAGGCGGTCAGATACTCGACCAGAACGCACAGAACAAGCTCAACGCAGACTTTGACAAGTGGACGGAGACCGACAATCGCGGATGGACACGTCTTGGACTTCTCCAGAGCGCGGCGGCGGGCGCTGCTGGCAACTATGGCACACAGACCGGCAGTCAGAAGAGTTCAGGTTTCAGCCTTGGCACCAAGTCAGACGTTCGAGCAAAGGAAAACATCGTTCCTATCGGCGTTCGCAATGGCCACACGGTCTATGAGTGGAACTACAAAGGTTCTTCGGCTCGCTATCGCGGTGTGATGGCTCAGGATGTTCTGGAAAAAGACCCGCTTGCCGTAATGATCGATGATGACGGCCTGTTCATGGTCGATTATGGCCGCGTGGGCTTTGAGATGGAGGCTGCATAATGGCCGGTTTCGACCTTCGCTATCTTGGCGTTCCTGGCATCCAGAACATGCTGACGGCTCAGCCAAATCTGGTGCCTGACAATATGCTGACCAGCATTCCCGCACAGTCACCCGGAATTGACCCGACTGCCACAGCAGCAATTCCGCAGCCACAGGCACCTATTCAAGTTCCGCAGGGCGATTTGAATTATTTCCCGCCGATGCCGGACGAAAATCGCGCCCCGGTCACGAGCAGGCCGTTCGAGATGCCAGCGGGCCAGCCAATAGCCGCGCCGCAGCAGCCAAAAGCACAAAGCGGCAGTGGTGTGGATCGCTTTCTAGGCTTCCTGCAGGGCCTTGGCACAGGTGATAACGCAATTGATGGTATTGCCAATGCCTTCACAGGCGCGAAGTACGGCACTCCACAGAACCAGACCGTCAATTATTTGATGAAGAACGGCTTTGATGAGGAAAGCGCACGCGGGATAGTGGCGAACCCTGTCGCACTCCAGCAAACGCTGATGACGTTGCGGAAAACGGCAGAGCCTACACGAGGTGTTGTTGTTGGAAAGCGGTTGGTCAACCCGGTTACAGGTCAGTTGATTGCTGATTATTCGGGTGGCGCTAGCGATACGGAATACGGTCTTAACCCACAGTATGGCGTCGATGAAAACAACAATCCTGTGCTGATCCAGATTGGCAAGGACGGCAAAGCAATTCAGACCGCGTTGCCAGCAGGTGTTTCCCTCTCCAAAGAGCCGATTAAGCTTGATGCTGGAACGAATTTTGTTCTGCTTGATCCTATCACCCGCCAGCAAATCGGTATTGTACCGAAGGACGTTGCGGGAGAAGCAGCAGCGAATAAGGCGGGCGCTATCCGGGGCGAACAGTTGGCGACCCAACCACAAGCGCAGTCTGCGCTCAACACTACTGTCAGCAGCCTTGATAGACTGGAAGCGGCTGCTTCTGAAATCGAGAATGATCCAGCGCTTGGGCGCATTACCGGAGTGTGGGGAATGCTGCCCAACTATCCAGGCAGTGGCGCAGCAAGCGCTCAGGCACGTCTCAACACCCTTAAATCGCAGATCGGCTTCACGGTCCTTCAGGCTATGCGTGAAGCCTCTAAAACTGGCGGCGCGCTCGGAGCGATTTCTGACAAGGAAAACGAGCTCTTGCAAAACAATCTTGCTTCTCTTGACCAAGTGCAGAGCGAAGAAGATTTGAAGAGAGAACTTGGCAAAATCCGTGAATATGTTCGTGGAGCGCGTCAGCGTTTGCGTGATGCATATTCTCAGACGTATGGCGGTGAAGCAGGCACGGTTCAACCGACTGCGCCCAGCGGTGCTGTCGATTACACCGACTATTTCAAGAACTGAGGCCGAGACATGCCGATAGTGAAGATGCCTGACGGAACTCAGGTCCGTTTTCCTGATGATATGCCACGTGAGCAAATCAGGGATATGATAGCGTCCAAGTTTCCTGATGCGGTGCCGCAGGCGCAAGCGGCGCCTGAACAGCGTTCCCCTGAATACGATGCTGCGCTTTCCGAACTTTCGGCCCTCTCTGGCGATAAAGGCTTTGAAAATGTGCGCGTTGGTAACGAGGCAGATCGTATCGAAGCTGCTCGCAATCCCAGTGCGTTGTCAGATGCATCGGATAGTATTGTGCGGTCCGGGCTACCTTTTGGCGATGAAATAGCAGGTGCTCTTGGCACTATCCCTCGCGCAATCAGTGATATGGCTGGCGGTGAGGGTTTTGATTTGGGCCGGTCGTATGATCGCTCTGTAGCTCTTGAACGTGAGTTGCAGCGTCGCGCAGAAGAGCGTTCGCCCATTGCTTCAGGCGTTGGCACCGCCGCAGGCGGCGTAATGCTCGCCAATGCGCTTGCTCCTATTTCTGCTACGGAGAAGCTCGCGAAGGGGGCAGGGCTTGGGAAGACGGCATTGATGTCGGGGGTAGATAGCGCCGTTCTTGGCGCGATATATGGGGCTGGGGAGGGTGAAAACTTACAAGACCGAGCGTCTAATGCAAAATCCGGAGCAATAGTTGGGGGCATCGTCGGCGGAGCAACGCCTCTTGTAGTCTCTGGCCTTTCCAAGGTTGCCTCAAAAGTTGTTTCTCCTTTCGCGTCGTCGCCAGAGCGCCAGGCTATGGCTGACGTGTTGAAGCGTGAAGGCGTGGAACTGACAGCCGGTCAGCGCACCGGCAGTAATGCACTGCGCTATGCTGAAAGTGAAATAGGCGGCAAGGCAGCGGCGGATATCGCTGAGCGGCAGGCGGAACAGTTTACATCAGCCGCGCTTAAACGAGCCGGTATCGACGCCAAGCGCGGTACGCCAGAGGTTATTGACGACGCCTTTAGCCGTATTGGCAAGCAGTTCGATGATCTGGCCGCGAATAATACGCTTGTTCCAGATAGACAGATGGCGGCTGACTTGCAGTCTTCGGTGCAGGGATACTTTCAGAATGTGCCGGAAGCTGCCCGCGTCCCGATGGTCGAGAATGTTACCCGCGATATTGTTACAGCCGCGAGAAACGGCCCGATCACTGGCGAAGCTTATCAATCGCTACGTTCTCGTCTGGATAAAGCAGTGCGCAGTTCCGCACGTGACCCGCAGCTATCGGAGGCTTATCGCGGCATCCGTGACACGCTTGACGACGCGATGCAGCGCAGTATTGCAAAGGCAAACCCTAACGATCTGGGAAAATGGCAAAGGGCGCGCCGACAGTACCGAAATATGCTTACTCTGGAGAAAGCTCTGACCGGCGCAGGTGAAAACTCCGCTCTTGGCTTGATTTCTCCCTCTCAGCTGCGCAATGCGACGGTTCAACAGGGCCGCAGGGCCTATGCTCGCGGAAAGGGTGATTTTGCCGAACTCGCACGGGCAGGTGAAGCACTTATGAAAGCTATGCCGCAGTCAGGAACGGCGCCACGAAACGCGGCTCGCGCAATGGGCACAAGCATCCCGGCTGTACTCGGCGCGCTGGCGGGTAATACTGCCGCACCGGGTATTGGTACGGTCGCAGGCATGGCCGCAGGTGCAGCCGCACCGTATGCGGCAGGACGAGTGATGATGACCGGCCCAATGCAGCGATATTTGTCAAACCAAGCTTTCGCGGGGGGAATGGCACCGGCCACGGCGGGAACGGTAAATCGCTTGCTTACAGGATCAACATTGCCAGCAATGGCCGAACACTCGCAGGACTATCTGAAAGTTTTGCGGGATAATTTTCACTGATCGCGGGAATATTCTACGAGGACAAGAGTAATCATCATAGCGGTGAAGGCTCCCAGCCCGATCTGCATCCAGTCTGTCGGGTCGCCCGAATACCAGTGAAGCAACCATATTCCTGCCACGACAAACAGAGCGCGCCGGTACAACCAGCTGTAGTTCTGGCGGTCTATCTTCGGTTCGTTGGGGTCGTGTTCGATCTGGTTCATTAGTAACAGTTCGTCGTTACCATGCCATAACCTCCCATAGATTGGCATGTGACACGCCTTCCAGCCGAAGCCTTCTGTAGTTCTATGTACTCTTGCAACATATGAGCATTTTTGCCGCGCTTATATTGTTCGGCGCGGACCTCTTGGGCAAAGCAGTCTTTTTCTGCCTGTGTTCCTGGTTTAGCACCGGCCTTATGGCAATTATCAAGGAACTTACGGGTTAATTGCTGCTGTTCTTTATATGACACGGCGGTCAAAGGTGTCGTATTACACCCGGTCAATATAAGTCCAAAAGCCGCTGCCTGAATAACAGTGAACTTCATTTCAAACCCCTTATCTATCGCCGCGCTTACTATAGAGAATGGAGGATCAAATGGAAATGGTCAAAGCGACCGAACTACACGAACTGGTCCACCGACTAGAACTTCAACGTCAGTATCTGGATTTCCTTGCCAATAGCGTTGAATATTTGTCTCAAGAGCTTGCAAAGGTGGCTGCTCATTTCTCTCATACAGCCAAATCAGACTGTAATTGGCTCGGAACTGAGAAGGAGATCGCCCACCCTGTTCGACCGGCTCAACTAGGTGAAGCACCGACATGGGTGCGCACTGTGCCATATAGTTACGGGCATAGTTTTCATCATCAAAGCAAAATACACAATTCAAGCGACTGGGCAATTCGGGGTTAATAACTCTCCGAGCATAATCAAGCGCTAACTCAGCAAAATCACGCGCCACACTCTGCGGGTTTGACCAGTTGTGAAAGGTGTGAAGCCGCCCCCAATTCCCCGGTTCGATAATGCTATCTTCCCCAAGCCTTATCGGCGCACAATGAAACAGCACGATTGCCCCCGTACACTAGTGATCGCACCCTGAAGTGAGTCGCGACGGGTGTCGAGACAATAAGGAAAAGCCATGGCTCTTGAACAGCTTGCCCAGAAGGGCGGGTCGCAGAACCCTATTGCCGGAATACAAAACGGTTCGGTCAATGCGCTGACGAATACCGATCTGATGGGAATGCTTCAGAAAAATCCACGTCTCCTTATGGGGCTGGCAGGACAGGCAGGATTTTCCCCGCAGATGCAAATGCCTGATCTTCGAGGTTCCAACGGCGGCGGAAGCCTGAACTCGAAGTAACAACCGGAAAATTCAGCATCGAGGCCCTGCGTTTGCGGGGCTTTTTTCGTTGGAGAAGAAAATGGCAACTAATAAGCAGGCTTTCATTAATTCGATTTTGCCTGCGGCTATTCAGTACGGGCAGAAGATCGGCGTGGACCCGCGCATTATCGTCGCGCAGGCCGCACATGAAAGTGCATGGGGCAAATCCGCGCCGGGTAATAACTATTTCGGCATCAAAAGCCACGGTCAGGGAGGCGGTCAGAACCTTACTACGCATGAGGTTATTAATGGGCAACGTGTGAAGGTGAACGATAGCTTCCGCACATTCAATAGTCCTTCGGACAGCGTGGCAGGATATGCGGATTTTCTAACGTCCAACAAGAGATACAAGCCTATGCTCGCCGCGCAAGGGCTTGACGCTCAAATCGATGCCTTGGGGAGGTCCGGGTACGCAACCGATCCAAATTATGCGGATCGCATTCGATCTATCGCCAAAAGTATCCCTATCGGTTCACGGGTTGCGTCACAAGAAGCCGCGCCACCACAGGCGAGCGGAACGCCTGCGCCCGCAATGGGTGAACCGATCTCAATCGGATCATCTTCACCAGTGGCTCAGCCACCCGGTGGAATAATGGGTGCCTTTGCTCCCAACGCAACCCCGCAAGTTCCAGAACCGAAGCCGTCAATCATGGGAGGCATATCGGATATGGCGGCTGGAAATTTCAAACAGGGGGCGGGGCAGAT